TTCACTATAGCCAAAGGCCTCGACCGCTTCCTGATAGGTATAACAAAGAACCGGCTTGTTCACATTAGCCTCATCAGCAAGGTTTATGGGCGCTGTCCCTACTACAAAAGGCAATCCCGCCGTAGTCCTGACTGGCGGGATTATCGAGGTTGGAACTTCGGAAACATAAACGCCATGTTTATATGCCATTTACTATACACCACCTTTAGAAATGTTTTTTTGGACCACCTCATAAGCAAGCTGTTGAGGTGTGCCTTTTGTGCCAATTGCATTTTCTGTTTTTTGCAGGTCGGCTGTTGGGACAAACAGACGTTTTATCTCAGGGCATTTAGCGATTACATCATTTAAATATTCTGGAATACCGCCCTTGAACACCCTGTATTTTGTCAGTTTGCCCCCAGGTAGATTAGGCCCGCAATAAATAAGGCGCTCGACCTTAACTTGGCCGAACGCCTTAAACCGCATGTTTTTCCCCTTACCTGAAGAACTCGCCATCGATCACTACCTCCCTTTCTAAAATTTCTTCAATCGGATGCGCTATCGTCCATACAGTTGAAAGCATCCCGATCCACTGCGGAAAGGGTTGCTCTTCCGGCAAAATAAATTTGCACGGATATTCGATCCTGTATCTGTCGGCCACTACGCGCTCTTTAAATAATTCATACCAAACCCTTGTTGCAATATTAACTACATCACGCCAGCCATCTTGCGCATCTTCAGAATATGTTCCAATTACCATGTTGATATTTGCGATTGCACCCTCTAATTTATCTTCAAAGCTTTCAATACGTACGATCACAAATGGGAAGTCAGGATCAGGCACTGATTTCTTAGGTGGCAGATATCCAGCAATAACTTGTAGAGCCTTTTCTTCATCTTTCTTAGTAGCTAAATCCATGTTCATGATCGTTGAGTTGCGCAAAAAATCGCAAATAGAGTCAATCAGATCTACAGGACTGTTCATTTTACCCCCTCCAGGAGCCTGGTAATCTCATGCTCCATGCGCTCATCAAGCGTTTGCTGAGCCTTTTCTTCGAGTGCTCGCATAACCTCTTCATTCCCGATCATTTGAGGGACAGAAGGACCATATAGCTCCATGATAGGCAGCCTTGGCCTGCCCTTTCTGCGATATACGCCCACATGTCCTGTTGGCATACGAGCAACAAAAGCTTTAGGTATGGTGCCGCCTTTGCCCTTGATTACCGTCGCCGTTACTGGTTTAGACCTGCCTGGCGTAGGCTTGGATGGGCGAATCTTGAACTTAGAAAGCGGGATCACCCTACCTACAGCCCTTAGTATGGCAATAGGTGAAGAGGAGCTGGCACGTTCAATTTTAAGCGGTTCACGGACGGTCGACGCTTTTACGATATAGCGCTCTCGCACTTTTTTCACCGCTTCTGTTCTGCCACTTTGAGCCGCCCTGTTTATTGCCGATGCCATTGCCCTTTCTATTCCTTTTGGGACCTTGCTCAAGACAAGCTTGGCACGCTCAAATTGTTCTTCTCTTATTTCGATCGTCATGACTCAGCCACCCCAAGCACGACTTTCAGAATGCCCATTTCAGATGAACACTCATCCACAATATAAATGGCCCCATCAATATCGAGATGTTGGTCTCTAACTGGACGATACCCAAGATCATCTTCTTTAACATAGAGAGCCAAAACGCTGCGGTAAACTCCATCATATTGCTCGGCCTTCACATTGCTATAAATCTGCAAAACGTCGCTGTCTATAATGGACTTCACGGGCATGCCATCGATATGATGTATTTCAGCAAACTCGTCAAGATTTATGAAAGTTTCCAAATCACGTTTAACAAAATCCTTAAAGTTTGCCATTATTCTTCTTTTTTGCGGCTAGCGCTAGGTCTCTTAGCCTTTGGTTTCGGGCCAGGCTTTGAGCTTTCCGCTTCCTGATCAAATTGAGGTTCATTATATCGCTCGATCGTGCCATTAGATTTAGCTATAAGCTTGTCCTCTTCATCTTGCGACAGACCATACAGGATTTCACCGCCAGGCTCGCCGGGGCCATATGTTATTCCGTTATGTCGGACCTTAAACCTTTTAATCAATATGGCCATGCCATCACCATCCTATTTGACCCTTAATACGTACCAAGAATCAACATCCTCAGGCTTAGGCAGCGGTCTTGAAGCAAGGCGGATCATCTTAACATCGTTATTTATGTCGGACCATACACGTGGCACACGGGTGCCTTCGTATGTGTGGAACTGCCCGTCGGCCTCTTCCATCTGTGTCACTGCACCATATAGCCTAGTTCCAAGACCAGTGCTAGCCATAATCAGGTGATCGTCAGGGATCATCGGTTTTTCTGCCCCGTCATCATCGAGGAACCATTCATCGTAGGTATATATCTCAAGACCAAGTGCGTTTAATGTACCAACGTAGGTAACCCCATCCATCTGTATGCGCGGTTGTATAGACCCAAGCGTAATGTTTCTGATGTCGAATAGGATCCTTACGTCTTCATCGGAAAGGAAAAGATCTACAACGTTATTTGCCATTATGATGACGTTGGGGTTCTTGCCCGTTTTTTGGATAATCGATAGCCTTATTCGCTTCAGGTCGTCTATCTTCTTAGACGTTGACTGGTCCCATGCGTCACCTCCAGCCCCAGCCAACGTTTCCACATTCGTAAACTGAAAGTCTATTACGTCCTCGACGTAATCTGCACCGCCATCGAC